ATCTAGCCTCTCTCATCGGCTTCATTGACGTTGGCGTTGCGGATCCAGTCCTGGGTGGCGCGAGCCTCAGTGCGTTCGAGATCGAGGTCGCGGGCGAAGACGACGGTGCCACCCAGGGTTCCGAGGAGAGCTGCGATGGAGATGCTGTTGCGCAACGCCTCCCTCACGGCCGGCGTTGAATCGAGGATCCCCATCTCGATGGGGTCTCCGTGCTTGCTGTCCATGGCATCGTAGACGAGCACCTGGTCGTTCTTCATCGCCTCCAAGATGGGGGCGAGTACGGCTCTGGTCTCATCTCCTGTCATGCCGCAGTTCGAGAGCAGGCGATGAACGGGCTCGACGAGCGCTTGCTTGAGGATGCCGTTGATGATGGGGTCATCGGGGTAGGCTGCGTTCAGGGCCTTGACGACCCGCATCAGCGCCCAGCCGCCGCCTGGAAGACAGCCGTGCTTGATGGCGCCGCGAACGGCGCAGACGGCGTCCTCAGCGCGGTCTCGCTTTTCCTTCAGTTCGCCGTTGCTGGCTCCGATGACTCGGAGCTTGGCGATGCCGCCGGTGAGCTTGCCCAGGCGCTCCTGGAGCAGGCCACGGTCGTAGTCGGACTCGGGGTTCTCCAACTGGGTCGTGACGATGTCGACCTGATCCATCTCCCGCGTCTTCCAGGGTTCGCCATGAGCCGAGGCGCGACCGAGGATGATGGAGCGGAAGCGACCGGCCTCGAAGGCGGTGGTGCCGGGCCCGAGGTCTTCCAGGGTTCCGGTGTCGAGGGGGCGATTGATGGGGTCGAAGATGGTGGCGCCGGTGATGGCGGACAGATCCTCTAGGAACTGGGTCTGGCTGTTGAGCAGCGCCGTCTTGGGGACGACGAGGGGGAAGATCTTGAGGGCGTTGGGGAGCTGGAAGCCGGCGGCGAAGGTGCCGAGCACCTGCTCCGAAAAGCCGATGGCGACGAAGACCACGGACGTGTGGCGGTACTCCGTCTGCTTGCCCTCGATCAAGTCCTGGAACATGGCGCCAACCTTGTCCAGGATGGAGTAGGCGACGAGGACGTCCGTTAGGGTTCCGTGGTAGAGGACGTAGACGGGGTTCTCCAATACCGTCATCTGTCGGGCGGCATCGTTGATGTACTTGGGGTGGAACTTGGCGCAGCTTTCCTCGTACCCCATGCCGATGGGGAAGCCATCGATCTCCTCGACCTCGTAGGAGGAGGGGCCTGAAGTCTCGGTGATGGTGACGTTACCTTCGTCGCCGACGAGGTTGAAACATCGCATGACGGCGTCGGCCAGCGGCTCATCGCCATTGGCAGAGACGCGGGCGACGTTGCGCAGGAGCTTCTGGCCTTCTTCGGAAGTGGAGTCGACCTTAATCGACAAGTCGGCGATCGTGGGCTCGATAACGTCCTTGAACGCTTGTTCGAGGCGGCGCACGGCCCGCTGCGGACTCACCCTGGGGTTGGCGGTGCAGAAGAAGTCGGTGTAGCGAACGATGGCTTCGGCAAGGATGGTGGCGGTGGTAGTGCCATCACCCGCCTCAGACGCCGTTCGGATGGCGGCATCTCTTGCCGCTTCCATGATGCAGTGCTTGGCCGGGTCGACAAAGCCGAGGCTTCTGAAGACTGTGACTCCGTCCTTGGTCACGATCGGCGGCATCCCGTGCTCGAAGCGCTCGATCATGACCTGGCGCCCACCAGGGCCAAGCGTGTCCCCGACAACGTCGGAAATGGTCTTCATGGTTTCGAGAACCATCTTGGACAGGCGCGGCCCCTTGGGCGTCACCTGCTTCGCTACCGACTTGACCTTCTGATACTCCACGCTGAGGGCTCCTGACGGGTGTCCGTAATGCTTATAGCGAATCTAGCCGCCGGCCCTGGCCTTGAGCGGGGTCGGGCTGATTTCGGCCTCTTGTGCGGCCTGGACCGTGTCCTTGGCCCAGTACGGGATCTCGGCGCCCGTCAATTCCTCCCACTCGTACCCACTCTTGGTGAGGGCGTACGTCTCCTGGTATCGACTGCTGCGGGCGTCAAAGTTGCAGAGGCCCACGTAACGAGTCCTGGAGCCATCGAGCCGAGACTTGACGGCCCCGATGTAGGTCGGCCACAGGTACGACTTGCCAGTGGCGTGCCCCGGATCGTCGGCCCTGTCCAGCATGATGCAGGTGGTAGCGATCTTGGGCACGTCCGAGGTCCCGTGAAACTCCTCGATCATGGGGACGAGGGTGCGGGCCTTGTTGGCGCCTGACGGTGCCTTGCGCAGGTGGGCGATGACGATGACTGGAATCCCGAAGCGGAGGACGATGTCGCGGATGAGCTTGATCGTCTGCTTGTAGGCGTGGTTCTCGTCCTCGTTGGTGTCGATGTAGTGCAAGTGGTCGATGATGATGAGCCGAGACTTTGTCACAACCTTCATCAGGTTCTTCTCCAGGGCCCGGAGGTCGAAGCTGCCGCTGGTGCGGTAGAGGGTCTGGAGATTGCCGACAGCCTTGAAGATCTTCTCGCGTTCGCTCTCCTCAAACGGCTTCATGACGCGATCGATCTTGCCCATGCGCCATTCGCCGTAGCCGATCTGGGGGGCGTCGTCGCCGCGCCTGCGGTAGTAGGCGGATGAGATGAGGCCGTACTTGATGCGGCGCTCAATCTCATTGTTCTCGGCTTCGAGGGCGAAGTAGTGGACGGGGTACCCGGCCTGGGCGTTGTGCATGGCGATGGCGGTGGCGAGCTGAGTCTTTCCGGCTCCGGTCTTGGCGCCGAGGACGATGAGGTCGTTGGGGATGATGCCACCGAGGTTGTCGTCGAGAAACTTGACCCCGAACTGGAGGATCCGCTTCGACTGCTCCATGCGCTCCTCACGCTCTTCGTCGATGCGCTCTACCGCAGGCTTGAAGCCTTGGCTGATCCCCTCCTCGAAGGAGGCGGTGGCCTTCACCAGGGTGGCGTCCTCAACCACGGCCCAGGCGTCATCGAGCTTCTTCGCGTTGAAGGTGTTGACGGCTTGCTGGATCGACTGACCGAAGATGACCGCCTTCATCCACATCGTCATCTCGTTGCGGAGGATGTCGAGGCCGTAGAACTTGGACTGCTTCAAGCAATCCGCCATCACCTCGGGGATGCGCTTCTGTAAGATGGCGTCCTCTTGCGTGAAGGGGCGGTACTCCTTCAGCTCGTGGGGAGAAGGGCGGCGGTGGTACTGGTTGTAGATGTCGACGATGGCGCCGTAGATCTTGGCGACAGTGGGAGAGCTGAACCACTCCGTCTTCACCACGGCCACGCACTGCATGCAGAAGAGGTCGTCTTGCATGGCCCAGCCCACGATAGCTGCTTGCTTGGTCTGATCGAAGGCGAGGCTGGTGTCGAGGGTGAACGTCTTCTGGGTCTCGGACATTTGCTAGTTGCTCTCCTGCTTGCGGGGGTCATTTCCTTCGAGCCACATCTTCTTGCGGTCTTCGGTCCAGTACTGGTTCAGCTCCTGCTTGACGTCCTCAGTGTCGTAGGTGCCCGGTTGCCAGGGCGGTTTCTCGCCCGGTGCCCTGGTTGGGGGTGTTACGGGTGCGGTGTTGTCGACCGGCTTGAAGGAGAAGTTCTTGGGGACGTAGCCGTTCCAGCACGTCATGAACCTGCCCAGCCCCATCGTGAACTTCTTCCTGTCGTTCGGATCCCGCTCCTGGGCCCGCTCCCGCTTGTAGGCCTTGACGGCGGCCCATAGACGTTGGTACTCTTCCTCTGTTGTGATGGTGTCACTCATCAGCTTGAGGCCTTCGGTGAGACCACCCTTGTTGGGTGGGTAGTCATTCAGGATCGGGGAGAAGTCGAAGGTGGGGGTGGGTTCGGAGTCTGAAGACGAAGAAGACTTCAGAGGAGATGGCTTCAACTCGTAGCGTTTATTGACGTTTTCCTTATTTCTGAAGGAGGCAGAGTCGGTTTCCTCGATGACGTCAGCCAACCTGTGGTTGAGCATCTTCGTCTTGTCCTCGGGGAGGAAGTTGAACTTCGCCATCACCCTCTTGCTGAGGAGGCGATCGACCTCTTCGTCGGACTTGACGTTGAACAGCCTTTTGAGACCGTCAATGTCCATGTCCACGTAACCATCCACCATTTGTCTGACCAGGAGAGTCCAGTAGACACCGACCTCCTCCATGGTTAGCTTCTGGACGGTGCCGCTTGCGGCCCAGTCCATGTGGTAGAACCGAACCCAGGGTCTCTTTCCCATTGATCTCTCCTCGCAACCCTTATAGCGAATCAGGTTTGAACCTTGAAGCTCTAGTTACGAGTCGTAGCTACGAGCCGTAGTACGAACCCCTGTATAGAAGAGAACTGTACTGACTTGACCTGACCAGCACTGACCAGAAGTGACTTGCATTGTCTTGCACTAACTCAGAATACAGATCATCAAGAGATTCGCTATATAGTTCAAGTGGTAGTCCTAGAAACTCCAACCAGAGCCCGCTTGGTCGGGTATGAACCCAGGGAGGCAACCCTGGAGAAGGCATTGTCCTACACGGACAAGAAGGTGGAGTTTGAACTCTCAAGGATCCAAAAGTCTGCTCACTTCTGGAGACAGAAGCTGGGGGAAGAGGAGTTTAAGAGAAGGGTCGATGCCCTGAAGGCAGAACGGAAGAAGTCTCTCCTCTTCAGAGACGAGGAAGGACTCTTCACCTACAGCGGACTCGGATCAAGAATCGCTGTTGCCGGAAGCGACGTCATCGAGAGAAGGTACAACCTCCCCGACTTCGACATCATGCCCTGGGCCAACAAGCCCAAGTACAAGGATCGCCCCTACCAGGTAGAGGCTCACGACAAGCTCATCGAAGCTGTTCAACACGGTCCCTGCGGCGTCGAGCTGGCAACTGGAGCTGGGAAGTCGACCATCATCCGCAACGTCCTGAAGACGATTGCTCTCGAAGCCGTCGTCATGGCTCCTTCAAAGTCGATCGCTGGTCAGCTCTACGACGATCTGTGCCACCACTTCGGCAAGCGCTACGTGGGCATGGTTGGCGATGGCAAGAAGGACTTTAAGAAGCACATTGTCGTGGCTATCGATGATAGCCTCTCGCTGGTAGAACCTGGCACCGAGATCTGGAATGCGCTCTCCTCGAAGCCGGTTTTTATCGCTGATGAGAGCCACCTGTGCCCGGCTCAGTCGTTGGCGAAGGTCTGCTTCGGTCTGATGAAGAATGCCCCCTATCGCATGTTCTTTTCAGCGACCCAGATGCGCAACGATGGCCTCGACCTCGTCCTGGACGGAATCACCGGCAACATCGTCATACACAAGAACGTCCGCGAGCTGGTGGACGAGGGGTATCTGGCCAAGCCCATCTTCAAGATCGTCAAGTGCCAATCGAACAGCAGCTACGACAGCAAGGATGCGGTCCTCATGACGAGGAAGCACCTGTTCTACAATCGGATCGTCACCGAGATTGCTGCCGACCTCGCCAACAAGTTTGTCTCTCACATGAAGCGCCCCACCATCATCCTCGTCGAGGAAGTTGAGCAGTTCGGGCGCCTGCTGCCGCACCTCAAGCACGAGGCTCGTTTCGCCCACGGCCCCTTGACGAAAGAGAACAAGGAGTCCGTCCCCGAGGCCTACCACAAGGACAAGCCCAAAGATCTGGTGCAGCTCTTCAACGAGGGCAAGCTCCCCATCCTCGTTGGCACAAGCTGCATCGCTACCGGTACCGACATTCAGGTTGCTGAGGCCGAGATCTATCTCATGGGCGGCAAGTCAGAGATCAAGGTCAAGCAGGGGCTTGGCCGCGAGACCAGAGGTGGCTTCAAAGGTAGCGTCGTCAATCCTTGGACCGGAAAGCAAAAGCTAGACAGCATCCACGTCGATTTTGAGGTCTCAAACATCGACATCCTCACGCGGCACGCCGACGAGCGTGCCTCCATCTATGCCGATGTTTATGACGCACCGTCGTACATCGACATGACCGACTTCATGTAGGAGCCTATGGACCACAACACGCTCATTGCCCTCTGTATCACTGGTTGGCTCTTGCTGCCAACCATATTCTACCTCATCGGTGCCATGGTTCAGCGCGCCGTTGGCGTGGACAGAGAGGCGCCGGAAGCGCCGTTCTGTTGGCGGGGCATCAATCTCGCCCTTGGCGATGGCGTTGACCATCCCGAAGCATGTCAAGAGCTACGCGGTCTCAGGGCTGCTGGCTGGCACATCGAGAAGCAGGGTAGCGAGCGTGGCGGCTTCGTCTACCTTAAGTGCATCGCGCCTGGGCACAAGGAGTAGTCATGGCGATGATGATTGACGATCCGCATTTCCGCAATTTCGCTACCTCCCTTGAGCACGCCATTGAGTGTTGCGGAGAGACCGATGACGAGGACTTCCTTGCCAGGCAGAAGCGTCAGGTTGAGACCCTTGTCTTCTTGGAGAAGCAGTTCAAAAAGACCGTGATCGGGTCTGCCAAGGGAGAGCGCATCTACAAGGGTTTCGTCAAGTTTATTTGTGACGAGCGGAAGAACATCCTTGACGCACGCCCCTACTTCAGGGAACGCCAGCACGTCTTCACCAAGTACATCTCCACGGCCTTGCGCAAGAGGGCGGTGAAGCAGCTCTATCGCTTCAACTTCAACTACCGCTTCGTCCAGTTCGTCATGAACTTCTGCCCCTGGAAGCCGAAGTCGCCGATCACGAAGCTCGCAAACCAGATCCGCGCCATCCGTGACGAGCTGATTACGATGAATATGCCGCTTGCTATCTCGCGAGCCCGCATCTTCTACAGTCGCACCCCCAAAGCCCACCTCACTTACATGGACCTGATCCAGATCGCTTGCGAGGGCTTGATGTCGGGCATCGACAAGTTCGTGCTCCCGTTCTCGAAGGCCTTCCGTAGTGTCGCCATCGGTCGCATGACCGGCAACTTCATCGAGAACTACTCGGAGACCCAGATCCATTTCTATCCCGTCGACAAGCGCAAGCTGTACCGCGCCAACAAGCTGGTCGGGCGAGGCGCCACGACAGCAACCACGGTCGACTTCACAGACCTCGCCAAGAACGTCAACAAAGGTGTCGAGCCCGCACACCGCACCAACGCATCGGAGATCGCAAACCTCATGTCAGCAGCATCAACAGTTTCATCAGATACGCCCGTCAGCGATGACGATGACGAGACAGCCCGCGTCTCCGACCGCTTTGCAGCCCCAGCGGACACCCAGCCCGATGTCATCTGTGAACGTGCCGACAGCATGCGTCAGATGGCAGAGGCTATGACCGTCCTGAGTGCTTTCGAGCAGAAGGTGCTCCAGCTCAGGGGCGTAAGCCTGTAGGGTGTGTTTCGCTATAGGAGAGGTGATGCTCACAGTCAACAAGAAGATCGCGTGTACCCCCTTCGAGACCACCCAGGTCAGGGTAGAAGTCAAGGGCGGTCTACCCATGCTCAAGCAGAAGCAGGAGCTGTCGAAGCTACAGGTCGTGCTCACGACCGAGGACCACTTCTATCGAGCAGGCGACTCCATCTTGGTCAGAGGAGACGCCTGCAAGCTCCAGTTCGCGAGGGAGGTGTACGAGGAAGGTGACAAGACCTTCATCCTCATCCCCTACGACATCGTCGTCGCGATCATCAGACCAGAAGGCGATGACGAGCGATGGTAAGCGAAGACAGTCTCGGCGACCGCATGAAGGGGTACGAAGGCGTGCCCAGGAACAGGCTCGTCCCCAAGATGCCGGTCATGATCAGGCTCGATGGCAAGGCCTTCCACACCTTCACCAGGGGCATGCCACGCCCTTACCACCGCCCCTTCCACGAGTGCATGTGGACGGCCGCCACCTACCTCTGTGAGAACATCCAGGGCTGTCAGGTGGCGTACGTTCAGAGTGACGAGATCACGCTCTTACTCACCGACTACTCCAGCATCAAGACGCAGGCGTGGTTCGACTACGAGGTCCAGAAGATGGCCTCGATCGCTGCCTCCATGTGTACGGCTGCATTCAACTTCGCCCTGGCCGTCAACGCCGTCGGCAGGCCCGGGTTTGCTACCTTCGACGCCAGGGTCTGGAACCTGCCCAAGGAAGAGATCGTCAACGCCTTCATCTGGCGTCAGCAGGACGCTACCCGCAACGCCATTCAGATGGTGGGGCAGGCGCGTTTCAGTCACAAGGAGCTGCACGGCAAGAGTTGCGACAACATCCAGGAGATGTTGTTCAAGGTCCACGGCATCAACTTCAACGACAGCCCGGTTCCGCAGAAGCGCGGCGTCTGCGTCGTCAAGGAGACTTACAACGTACAAGTGAAGTGTGGCACTGATCCAGATGGGTCGGAGTGGTCGGACTACGTCCGACGCACGCGCTGGGTCGCGGATGAGAACATCCCCATCTTCACCCAGGACCGCGCATACATCCAGCGCTTCGTGGACGTCGGCGAATGAAGCTGTTGTGGGTGGGCGATCCGCACGCTGAGCCTGGCGATCTGCCTGATTGCCAGGCTCTCGTCGACCTCATCCTCAGGGTGGGGAAGGAGCAGAGGCCAGACGTCCTGGTCCTGGCCGGCGACCTCTACCACACCCACGCCGTAATCCACGCAGAAGTCCAGTGGTTCTGGTTCCAGGCCTTCGAGAAGCTGCGTGAGGCCTTCCCCCGCGTCATCGCTCTCAAGGGCAACCACGACGCCCCAGGATCCGCTGTCTCCAATGCCACGGCCTTGGTGGCCCACAAGTACCAGGTCGATGTCGTTGCCTGGGAGCCGGCCCCCCTCTTCAACTGCCTCTTCGTTCCCTATGCTAGCGGCGACCAAGTCCTGGAATGGTCAAAGAAATATGAGGCAGATGCACCTGGGTTGCTCTTTTGCCACCAGACCTTCAATGGATCGGTGTACGAGAACGGGTTTTTTGCCGGTGACGGCCTCGACCCTAATCTTATCAAGCAAAAGCGAGTAATCTCAGGACATATTCACACCCCCCAGGAGTTCGGAAAGATCTGGTACCCCGGTGCCCCGCGCTGGCGGACCCTGTCGGATGCGAATGTAGACCGAGCCATCTGGGTGCTCGAAATCGACAACGGCAGCCTCGTGAAATCCACCCCCATCGACACCGGAACCGTGTGCCGGCAGATCTTCCACTTCGTGGACGCTGCCTCGACACCGATCCACGTCAAGCCAGATCCACGGCATGAGTACAGGGTCGACATCGTTGGCTCCCAGGCCTGGATTGAAGAGCGCCGGCCGCTGTTCGAGAGCTGGGCCAGGGTACGCACGGTACGCACCGACTCCAAGGTCGAGATTCAGGTCAAGGAGTCAGACGGCGTCGACGTCGCCTTCGGCAAGTACCTCGACGCCTACAAGCCGGTGTGGACGTCTCTGGATGTCCTGAAGAAGCTGGTCAAGGAGAGGATCAATGGCTTCTGATTGGGAAACGCAGTTGATGCTGCTGCGGGGTCTCACGGCTTCGACAGGCGTCATGCACGAGGCTCAGAAGCTCCAGCTCAAGAACTGGGGCGCAGTCGCATTCCAGGGCGTCGGTGGTTGGGTCTCCAACATCGACATCACCAGGAAGACGGTCCTGTACAGCATCACCAGCACCAGGAAGACGGCCCCGAAGGACTTGCCCAAGTACGTCGCTGCCCTCGACCGCAGCATTCACTGGCTGCTCGGGGGAGACTGGGCCCTAAATGTCAAGATCAATGGGAAGTCCGTGTACAAGGGCTCCCGAGAAAAAGCGAATGAGCAACGAGAGCAGAGAAGCAAGAATTCAAGAAGCAATCGCGAAGCTGAGTAAGCGCGACCTCCACGCCTACAACATCTGGCGTGGAACCGATCGTCCAGCACTTGCACCGAGCCTGAACGCGAAGTTCTTCAACCTCTACCTGAACGGTAAGGGGTGTGAGGAGATCCGTAGACTCAATCCTCAGTTCGGCCTTGGCGACATCGTCGCTGCCCGTATCGAGGGCGAATGGGACAAGCGCAGGGATGAGCACTTGGATCAGCTTCTCGATCAGACCTCACGTCGACTCCAGCAGACGACAATGGAGACCGCCGACTTCGTCTGCGACCTCCTTGCTGTCGCCAACCGCGAGCATGGGGATAGGCTTCGCCGATACCTCCAGACCGGGGACGACAAGGAGTTGGGCGACTTCCGCATCAGCAGCCTCCCGGGCCTCAAGTCCGCGATCGAGATCTTGCAGAAGCTGACTGGCGACGACAGAAAGCAGAGCGTCACCCTGGCCGGCGAAGTTCTTCACCGTCAGACCGAAGAGAAGAAGCAGCCCACGCCCGAGCAGGCCTCGAACGTGCTCAAGCTGCTCATCGGCGACAAGAAGTAGCTCGTGAACATCACCCAGGACCAGAGGGAGTCTCTACTCCGCAGTATGCTTTTCGTCCCCTGTGAGACGAAGGAGCACCTACACACCTGGGTGAAGGCGTACCTTGGCCTTGATCTACCGGGCTCCACCGTCTGCCACACCGATACCGACTTCGAGCCCAGCAACAGCAATCCCATGGACCTGCTGTGGGAGGTGTACGACGCCGCCCGCAAAGGCGACCGCACCAAGTCCCGCTTCCTCTACTACGCCGCCCGAGGCTGCTACAAGTCTGTCATCGCCTCCGTCATCGAGGCGTTGTGCATGTTCCATCTCCGTCGCGACGTCGGTCACATGGCCGCCAACAAGGCGCAGTCAAAGATTGTTCAGACCTATCTTCGCCTGTACCTTCAGCGCCCGATCCTTCGCGACTTCATGACGTCGAAGAATGAGTCCGAGATCTCAGTCACCTGGTACGAAAGCGGGGACGAGAAGTTGTCACCGACCGAGTACAAGAAGCTCAAGGAGGAAAAGCCCGACTACGCCGGCTTCTTCGTTGAGAAGATGTACATGGTCAAGGTGGTTGTCGCCACCCTTGGCGGTGCCAACGGCCTCCACTGCTCGATGATGGTCATGGACGAGCTTGACCTGACACCGGCAGAAATCATCTCCGAAGCCGCCATGATCCCGGCCCCGGGCAAGGAAAAGGGCGAGCCAGCGATGGTCCTCATGACCAGCTCGCGCAAGTTTGCCATTGGTCCCGTGCAGGCCACGATCGATACCGCTCACAAGACCGGTGTCCAGCTCAGGCACTGGAATGTCATCGATGTCACGAAGACGTGCCCGAAAGAGCGCCACCTTCCCGAGCGCCCAAAGCTTAAGGTCTACTACAGTAACGACACCCTTCAGACCATCGACGAGGCCTCGTTTAAGAACCTGCCCGAGGAGGACCGCAAGGACTATAAGTCCGATCAGGCGTACGAGGGCTGTATCAAGAACTGCAAGATCTTTGCGATGTGTAGGGGTAGGCTAGCGACCGAGCAGAACAGCGACACCCAGCTCCTGCGCGATGTCGCCGACACTCAGGACATGTTCATGGGTCAGCCAGACGTCGAAAAGGCGCAGGCGCAGCTCATGTGCTGGAAGCCGTCCCGCGCCGGCATGATCTATCCACGCCTCACCCGAGACACCCATCTCATCAGCGCTGCCAAGATTGCGGAGCTGATCACGGGCGACGACTACCCGCCCACATTCGGCAAAGCCGACCTCATCCGCCTCCTCGCCACGCAGGAGGTTCGCTACTACGTCGGACTCGACCACGGCTTCAACCACTGCTTTGCCGGCGTCCTTGGCGTGAAGTGGGGAGCCAACGTCTTCGTCATCGATGCCTTCGAGATCCCCGGCCTTGAGCTTGATGGCAAGATCCGTCTCATGGAGTCTCGCTTCAAACAGTTTGACCCCATGATCTTCGCCGACACCTCGCACCCGGGTGACAACAAGTCCATCGGTAAGCACGGCTTCAAGGTGAAGAAGTGGACGAAGGGGCCTGGGTCCGTGGTCGACGGCATTGGCGTCGTCCGCATGAAGCTCAACCCCGTCCTCAGCAACCGCCCCGAGCTATTCTTTCTCAAGGGAGACCTTGGCGTGGAGGCGTTGTTCGATCGCCTGATGAAGTATGCCTGGGTCATCGACACCAACACCGGTGAGCCAACGGATGAGCCCAACGAGGCCAACGACGACGGCTGCGACGCCCTCCGCTACATGATCATGAACGTCTTTGCCCCCAAGGGCAGCGTTAAGGTGGCTCCGCAGGAGGACTCCAACCCTCTCGCGATCCCGCGCCAGACACCGCACCAAGCCCAAGTCCTTGAGCAGCATTGGAACCAGATCCAACAGCATGTTGGTTTGACGCAGTCTGGAACAGACCCCGTCACTGGAGAGGAAAGCCCGGTTCCAAAGTCAAAGGGGAAGAAGGGTGGTTTTGTATGGGATCTTGGATAGACACAATCTTCTGAGTCATGGCTACAAAAGACCCTGTGAAGCGTCGTGCTCACGCGAAGCGTTGGCGCGAGTCCGAAAAAGGGAAAGCGTACTACGCGAAGTATCGCCAGCAGTGGGAGATGATGAATAAGGATAGGCGATCAAGAATCAATCGCCGAGCCCTTCTCAAACATCATGGTCTGACGGAAGCCGACTACGATGTCATGGTGTCGGATCGCGGTGGCAAGTGCGATCTCTGCCTAGAAAAGGTCGACAAGCTGTTTGTCGATCACTGTCACTCCACCCTTGTCATCAGAGGCCTTCTCTGCCGTCACTGCAATCTAGCCCTTGGACACTTCAAAGATCGGCCTGAGGTGCTGGCTCGCGCCGTCTCATATCTCGCCAAGCCGCAATCTTCCCCTCACAGGAGCGCCCGCCGATGAACGGTACTCTCAAGCTCAACTCGAACATTCAAGCCTACGCCGACATCGGCGAAACCTCCAATCCGACAAAGCGTTACGTGGATTGGAGTACGAAGCGTTCGTATCCCGTCAAGAACCCGAAGTCAGATCCCCACACGGTCGATCCGGGAGCGTCCCTGACCCTGTTCAGTGGCATTCGCTCGACTTCGATCGACAACACGACCGAGTTCGCGTTGTCGTTGTCGACGCTGGCCAGCGACCGCTACCGCTTCGCCTGGACTGGTGTCGGTACCGCCCCCGCCCTCCGCACCAATCGAGGCCTGACCCTGGCAACGCATGCCGTCACCATGACGGCAAACGCCAACCTGACGCTGACGATGGCGGCCACTGCCGGCGACTTCACCAACGTCCAGGTCGGAGACACCGTCTTCCTGCCAGACACCACTACCGGTGACGCAGCCTCCCCCTTCAGCCCCCTCAACACCGGTTACTGGTTTGTGTTGTCGAAGTCCCTGGACAACGGCACCCTCCAGCTCTCGCGCCCGATCGGTTCCAGCTTCCTCGGCTACAGCGAGGTTGTGACCGTGGTCTCGAATCCACAGGTGGTCGCGTTCAGTGCGGCCGGGGTCCAGGTCGGTGACAGCGTCAACATCAGCGCCGGCTTCAACGGCGTCATCCCCGGCACCTACGCCATCGTGGCCGTGACCGCGACCTGGTTCGAGGTCATTGCCACCCAGCCCCTGCCCATCTCGGCCACGGCTGTCCCGGGCGTTGCCGGCATGATCTTCTACACCGACGCCAAGCGCTACATCCGCGTCGAGGCAGATCAGTTCTGCATCGTACGCCTCAACGGCGACACCAGCGACATCAATGACGTCACGCCCTGGTCCGCTGGCGATCCCGAGCAGACGGGCTGGTTCGAGAAGTGCGGGCCGTGCTGGTCTGCGGTCGTCGTCAACAAGTCGTCGTCACCTCTCAACATCTACTTCATCTCGGCCGAGTAGCCCATGGCCAGTATTGAACATCCGCTGAACAAGGCCGTTTCTGACATCCTGGAAATGGCCGGTGGCCTCCGCGTCGAGAAGACGAGGAAGGGCGAGATGCGCATTCGCCTTGACGCTGAAGTCGAGCGCGAGCTGCGCAAGGCCCCGAAGGAGGTCGCAACGCTGGAGAAGTCCATCGCCAAGGCCCTCAACGGCCAGGGAGACGCAGAGCGCCTTGCCTTCGAGAGTGACCCCACCCTCACGAACAAGTACGCGAGCATCTACAAGCAGAAGACTCGGCTCATCCCCGACAAGCTGCTCAAGCGCATTGCCATCCAGGACGACCTCGTCGCCGCCATCATCCAGGCCCGACAGAATCAGATGTCGGCGTTCGGCAGGCCTCGCCCCGACCGCTTCAGCACCGGCTTCGTCATCGAGCCCCGCCAGGATGCCCTCGAAGCCCTGGAAAAGCTCAACGACCCCGAGCTGAAGAAGCAGAAGAAGGAAGAGCTTCAGAAGCGCATTGCCAAGGTCACCAAGCGCATCATGACCTGCGGTGACGAAAGCCTCGACCTCGGCGGCGTCCAGGACAAGCTGACGTTCCCGATGTACATCAGCATGAGCATCCGCAATGCGGTCGTGCTCGGGCGCATCGCCACGGAAGTGATCTGGGTACCGACCCCAGACGGTCAGAAGCGCTTTGCCTGCTTCCGCGTCATCGACGCCGGCACCATCTACCGCGCCGAGCCTCAGCAAGAGGCTGCGGAGCAGGTTCGCAAGCAAGCTCGCGCCCTCCTCGCCCAGCTCAAGAACGAGAAGTTGAAGCCTGAGCGCTTCCAGAACGACGAGTACGACTGGGTCCAGGCTATCGACGATCGTCCGGTCCAGGCCTTTACCGCTGAGGAATGCCTCGTCCACAATTTTTACCCGGTGCCTGACATCGAGCTTGACGGATACCCCGTCACCCCGCTCGACACCGTCATCAGCGCCGTCACCACCCACATCAACATCACCACCCACAACAAGCTCTACTTCCAGAGCGGTCGTGCGGCTCGCGGCATGCTCGTCATCAAGAGCGACGACGTCGACGAGTCGGTGGTGGCTCGTGTTCGCCAGCAGTTCAACGCCCAGATCAACAGCGTCAACAACGCTTGGCGTATGCCGGTGTTCGGCGTCGGCGCCGAGGACGAGATCACATGGCAGCCCATCGATAGCGGTGGTCGTGACATGGAGTTCCAGTACCTCGCCGACATGAATGCCCGCGTGATCTTGAGTGCATTCGCGATGTCGCCGGAAGAGCTGCCGGGCTGGTCCTACCTCAGCCGAGGCACCAACAATCAAGCTCTGTCTGAGGGCAACAACGAGTACAAGATGGAGGCCGCACGCGACGTCGGCATTCGCCCCCTGCTCGCTCAGTTTGAAGACTTCCTCAACCACGCCCTTCTCCCCCTCTTCGACAAGACCCTGTCCGAAACCTGTGTCCTGAAGCTCGTCGGTCTCGACGCCGAGACCGCTGAGAAGGAGAGCGTTCGTCTCCAGCAGGACATGCCTGTCCACATGACCTACGACGAGGTCTTGGAAAAGGTCGAGAAGAAGGCCATTGGCAAGCGCTTTGGCGGCGAGTTCCCATTGAACCCGCAGTACCAGGCCATCCTCGACAAGTACATCACCGTGGGCCAGCTCCTGGAGGAGTTCTTCGGTGTCACCGGCGCCGCCAAGGATCCGCAGTGGGCGTACGTCCGTGACCCGTTCTGGTTCCAGTGGCAGCAGCAGATGATGGCTCAGCAGCAAGCTGAGCAACAGCAACAGCAGGCCCAGGCCCAGCAACAGGCCGGCAACGTCAACCCGCCCCAAGAAGGTGAGGAGGGCGGTGGTGGTGAAGATGGCACGGGCCAGGGCGAAAGCGCGAAGCCCACGCAAGAAACCTCCAAGACCGAGAACCAGAAGTCGAGCGATGCCGAAGCCAGCAGCGGCGGCGATGACCTGTCGACGGCTGCGGATCAGGCTATGGGCGCTCTATCGAAGGCTGAGAAGCAACTCCCCGCATCCAAGCGCAAGCTCTTGCACCAGCAGAAGATGATGGTGCAGGACTTCCTCAAGGGCTGGGAAGAGGACGCCAAGGAAGCTCATGCCTCCATCCTCGAAGTTGCTGAGAAGCTGAATCCGAAGAAGAAGGCGTAGATCTAAGAAGCTCTGTCTGAATCTTAGATTTATGGCAAGGACACAACAAGAAAAAGCCGAAGCCCGCAAAGTCGCATCTCTCAAGTATGCCCAAAAGCCAGAGGCAAAGGCAAAGGCTGCTGAGAGGTACCGAAGGGTTCGCGACAATTCGGACTTTAAGACGAAGTCTAGGGCAAGCAAGCTGATGAGAGACCACGGACTAACGCTGGTGGAGTACGACAAGATGCTTGCGTCCCAGATGTTTACTTGTGCAATCTGTGAGAAGCCATTTTCTGCCGCTGTCCCGAGAAGCGCGATGTCGCCCGTAGTTGATCACTGTCACAGTTCTAGCAAGATTCGAGGGATCTTGCATAGGAAGTGTAATGCTGCCATCGGTATTTTTCAGGACGACCCCACCCTTCTTCAAAAGTCGGCGAAGTACCTGGAGCGATAATGAAGAAACTCAGCCTAACGAAGGGTGTCGTCAAAATAATTCATGATGCTGTTGATCTTTTGTTCGACAAGGCCATCACCCGCTTCATCGGTCGTCCTCATGGTGACAAGCGCATCTACATCGGTACCAAGCCTCGTGTCGACCTAACCTCCCTCTTCATCTCGGCCAGCGCCGAGGAGCACGCCAAGGCCGACCAAGACATCCTCAGCAGCCTCATCCGCATCGCCGTCGGCTACGCCGAGGCGCAGCGTGAATCAGCCAAGGCGCAGACGGTCAAGGCCGTCGATGCCTGGCTCAACAACGCCCACGCCAAAGGTGTCGAGACCGACGTCAAGACCGTGCTCGGGGGCGAGTTGGAGCAGGTGTGGGGCAAGGCCGCAACTGCCATGCACCGCATCGTCGATACCGAGGCCAGCAACGCCCGCAACACCGGCACCCTTGACGGCGTCGTCCGCGTCAATGCGGCCATGGGCATCGAGGACCCGATCGTCTACTTCGTCGTCGTCCGCGACCAAGCCCTGTGCGAGGAGTGCAAGCGCCTCCACCTCATGGCTGATGGTGTGACCCCAAGGCTGTGGCATCTTTCCGAGATCGGACACGGCTACCACAAGAAGGGGCAAGACAGCCCAAAGGTTGGCGGTCTTCACCCGCATTGCCGATGCAGTTTGGTCACGCTGATGCCGGGCTACGGCTTCGACAAAGCGGGCATGGTTTCATATATCGAGCCCGACCACGACGAGATGAAGAAGCAGCGATAATCCAGCCACAACCTTTTGGTTATGGGGACGCTGCTGGCGCTAGTTCTGGGATTCTTCTTCGTCGAGGCTGCGGGATATTTCTTTCACCGCCTCCTGCACACGAAGTGGACGGGCTCGTTGCATCGAGCCCACATGACCCATCACGTGAAGTTGTACCCGCCCGAGGACTACCTCAGCGACAAGTACCGTCCGGCAGGCGCTGACAACACCACCTACCGCTTCCTCGTCGCTGGCGTCGTCATCGCCGCTCTCTTCTTCTGGTTGACGCCGCTGTGGCTGGCGATCCCAGTTGCCTTCGATCTGGCCGCCTTCGGCTGGCTCAACAGCTACGTCCACGATTCGACTCACATTCGTGGTCACTGGCTGGAGCGCTTCAAGCTGTATCAGAAGTGGCGAGCCATTCACTATCTCCACCATGTCGACATGGGCAAGAACTTCGGCATCGTGACGTTCTTGGCCGATCGCGTAATGAAGACCTACCGCAAGGCCTGATTCGGGATCGGGATCATCCACACCGTCTCCCATCCATTGGCCCTGAGGGCCCTCGTGGTGGCCGGGGCGAGGTCGACCATAGCGTGACGAGGTCCACGGTCCCCAACCCTCGCATACACGCTCCTGTGCGTTCTGGGGTTGTAGATGTAGACCGTGCTCCGGCACGGTAGCGTGGGGTGGGCCACGACCAGATCCGTCTCCCTGAGGTCTCGCCGTAGACACGCGGCGTAGGCGACCGGGTTCCAGGGGTCGTTGACGTGGGAGAAGTTGGTGGCGATGCCGACCGACAAACCGGCGGCGACCTTCAGGAAGGCCACAATTTTGCAGAGGGCAACTGAGATCATACCCCAGTCATAGCGAATCTAGCCCCGGAAGTACTCCTCGACGTCGGCCTCGTAGCCCTCTCCCTCCAGTACTTCCAGGAGGTTGCGGCTGTCCGAGACCAGGGCGAAGGGGCCGCCATCGCCAAACTCCCAGCCGACTCCAGCCACGGTCTGGAGGCGTTTGGCGCCTTCGACATCGGTGCTGGTGATGAGAACTGCGCCCTCGCCGCAGTTGCCCATGTCGCTGAGCTTGATCTTCACGACTCAACTGCCTTGAGCTGGGGCTGGCGCATGATGACCAGCTTCTCGGTCTGGCTGGGCTCGTAGCGGAGGCTGACAGCGGCCTCGGCTGCATCCCGATCGATGCCGCGCCACTCCATGGCGGCGAGGTACTCTTCCTTCCACTTGGGGGAGCACTTGCCGACGATCGTGTCCAGGCTGGCGCGGAGGGTTCCGCTCTCCTGCTTGGCGCCCGCCTTGAGTCGGGTCAAGACCTCTCCCTGGCGAGCCTTGAGCTGTGCCTGCTCTTCCTTCAGCTCCTCCTGGAGCCGGGACACGCGACGAGCCGCCACCTCCACCAGCTCCATCTCGGCCTGGGTGATGGTGCGCTTGGGGTTGGAAATCGCCTTGGTCTTCATCTTTGTCTCCTTGAGTGTAGGAACAGACTACCACGATCTAGGTCTGGCGTCTACAAGAAAGAAGAAGCCACCGCAATCTTCACAGGTATGGCAACCGGCATGATCATTGACGGCGTCTTCGCCTCGCAGGCGATCGACTCTTCTGGGGAAATCCTTGACGTCGAGGGTTGTGACATCTCCACCCTGTCCAAGGACGGCGTCGCCAACTACGAGCACAAGGAAGGCGACAAGAAGGGTTCGGGGAACAACGGCGAGGAGATCGTCGGCAAGATCGTCTACGCCAAGAAGGTGTTTGGCGCCAGCGACTGCGACACCGACCGCGAGAAGAAGTACTGGAGCGACATCAAGGTCCCCTTCGTCTACGGCATGGTTCGCCTCTACGACGGCGCCGGACACAGCGGTGCCCAGGCCCTCGCGGCCCAGATCCGAGACCACCACGCAAACGGTGACCCGATCCTAGTCCGTTTCAGCATCGAGGGCTCTACCCTAGAGCGCGACGGCCAGCGCCTGAAGACCTCGGTCGCCCGCCGTGTCGCCCTCACCCTCAAGCCCTGCAATCGCACCGCCGTCTCTGGCCTCATCGAGGATCCGAAGGCGCCGATTGGCTTCGACAAGAAGCCTGCCAACCAGGAAGTCGAAGTCGACGACATCCTCGCCGGCCTCGTCGAGAAGGGTGAAGTTCTCCAGCACCCCAACTACACCAAGCTCGGCGGCGCCCACGAGCTGCAAGCCGACCCCCTCGTCGACGAAGACGCTCTCACAAAGACGGCAAAGCTCTGGGTCAAGGCCAAGATCTTGAAGGCCCTCACCGCCGGTAGCTACGCCGGCACCGCGCCCAGCAACCTCACCCAGGGCTCAGCGCTTCAGCGTGAGGACAGTGGTCTCCGCACCCGCATGAAGAATGCGGTCAACAATTACAAGCCGGCCAAGAACTTCGACAAGGCCGAGTTCAAGGCCTTCGCCAAGGCGTTCTTGCCTGAGGCCGATGACAGCTTCATGGATCACTTCGCCGATGTCGCCCACGACTACCACATGAAGCGTATGCGCAAGGCCGAGGAAGACCTGGACAAGGCCGCCAAGAAGTCGAAGCCGCTCCCGAGCCCCGACGACAGCAACGAGCTGGCTCTGGAGCCGAAGAAGGCGACGAAGAAGGACTTGGAGTTCCCGCCCAAGGAGCCGAAGCCGAAGCTGCCCAAGCCGAGTTCGATCGCGCCCGCCCAAGGCAAGGAGCTGGAGGCGGCGATCAAGGCCACGCACAAGTACAAGAAGGCGCGCAAGGACGGCACCGGTCCCACGGAACAGGTGCTGGAGCGACTTGTTCCTCACGTAGTCAATGGCGTCGAGCTGAGTGGCAAGGATCTGGCGCGTTACCTCAACATCCCCGAGCCGGCTCCGGTTCCACTTACGGTTCGCGGTGAGCCCGCGCTTCCGTCGGAGCATGCCAAGCCGCACTTCGATCACGAGACCGGCTACCTCCACGTGCCGCCGTCGAAGGCGACGTTCTCTATGACCACGGGTAAGTGGTCGCCCGGTCACACCGGCGGCAAGTTCAAGTTCTACATCCCCGGCCACTACGACCCGGCCCTACACGGCCCCGATGCTGGTGCTGGTGCAGGCATCGCCAAGAAGGAGCTGGAGAACTTCCACGGCCTACTCGACGACGAACAGCGCACGAAGTACCACGACGTCGCCATGGATAACTGGTCCAAGGCGCACCAACTCATGCACGCCGGTCAGACCCCGGACGAGCTGGCGATGCACTCGGCCCTGTTCTCGATGCTGTCGCCAAACACGCCCGTGCCCATGCACGAGTTGATGTACGGCTACCTCGTCGATTCCATGAAGCACACCGGCATCGACGCCCGCAATCCAGCTTTCGGTGGCAAGCTCGGCGAGAAGATCAGCGGTCTCCTCAGGAGCTGGCGGGCCTCGAAGGCACATGGCCGTGCCGCCACCGAGAAGCCAGACCTGGAGAACCCGGAGGAGTTTGGGATCTTCGGTGACTGGAAGGGTCGTGACACAGGCGAGACTGCACCTACTCACGCACCCTCGCACTGGGAGCGCGTCAAGCACGCAATCACCCTCGGCGGCGACCAAAAGTTCGACCCCAAGAACCCAGACAAGCCTGCTCGTAAGCAGGGCATGTTTGGATCCTTCATGCTGGCTCAGGACAAGTTCGGCAACATGGCCAAGTACGCCAAGAACCATGAGGCGTTCCACAAGCTCTTCCTGGAGCACGGCCCCAAGGACCCGAAGGAGATCGTGAACCAGCTCCTCCACCACAAGGTCGAGGGCGGCAAGTTCGACAACGCCCGCAAGACAGCCCAGAGGAGTGGCAAGACCTCGTTCAACTATGGCGGTCAAGAGTATTCCCTCGACGCCAAATATCCACACGGTCTCATTATCGAGGGCCTGGCACCAAAGACGGGTCGCTTTGCCGTGACTATGTCTGGCGCCGGCAACATGTGGGTGCCCGACACGCACATGGTCCGCTACAACTTCGGCTTGGAGAAGGCTGGGTCTGCTAGCGACGATGAAGAGGATGATGACGACGACTCGACGGGCAAGGACCAGAAGGACAAGCGCTCGATCAAGGCCATCAAGGCCATCCTTTGGAATGAGAACCACCACCACCTCATGAACAAGATGGACGAGTACTACACCAAGCACTCGCCCGCCATCGACCACATGGTCTCCCGCGCCGAGAAGAAGGGCTGGTACCTGCATGGTGCTACGCCCGAGGAGAAGCGGAAGAACGCCACCTTCGGTGCCTTTTGGAAGAACTGGTCCGCGATCAAGGGCCATGAAGAGAGCCGTGGCTACCAGACCGGTTCCTCGAACGACTACAGCGACCACCTCCCGTTCTGGGAAGCTGTCAAGCACTTGTTCAAGGCTGAGGACATGGACGAGTCGCTGCCGATGCGCACCGCCGCCATTCACTCGGCGTGGGTGAGGAAGTATGGCGAGATGGGGGCGCAGTACATGTTCATGCGTCACCTCCTGCCGCAGCTCCTGGGCGCCGCCGCCATCCGCACCGCTCCCCACACCATCCGCAAGTTCGAGGCCCTTGCCATCGACCTCAGGAAGGCAGTTGCCGACGTCCAGGCCAAGGCCGAAGAGCCTGCTGATGAGCGCGTCGTCTTCGCCGGTAACAAGGTCGTGCCCGGTCACGCCATCACGGCCAAGGGCGAGTACGCGCTCCTGCACGAGGACGCAGATCATTTCGTGGCTGTTCCCAAGGAGAACGTGGGCGATTGGTGCCACCACCACCTGGTGAAGTTGCCCAAGACCAAGCAGGGCACTCACTACCGCGTCACGCGCCGCCCGTCGGTGTTCGTAACCGATTTGGAAGGATAGCATGCTCCCGAACGACATCTACCACGCCTACCTCACTGCCGAGAAGGATGGGGAGGAAAGCCGTCACCCGGCTGGCCGATTCCTTGTCAATGACGGCGCCATCTATCAC